TATCGCCGATGACTATCCGCAATCTAACCGTGAAAAATATATTAGAGCCTATACAATACATACGTTAAATGCTTATAATGATTGGAAAGATAGATCGGATTTTGAATTTATTTATGAAGTATATAAAAATGGAGATGATAATAAAAAAATCTCTATTATTCTGAATATAGCCCAAGTTTTAAATTTAACTCCTGAAATTTCACTGGCCGCGGACCTTCTACATTATGTAGAAGTACTTTTACCGACAGCAGTTGCTCAAGATATTGAATATCCCTTATTAACCCAAAGCAGCATGCTTAGTAAAGGGCACATAACCAATCAAGGAATTGTGGGGGGATATAAAGATACTTTATACCCTATTGAGATTAAAGCCATTGAAGAACTTGCTGAAAATTGGTTGCAACAAAAAGGATATATGATATGAAAATTGCCTTGTGTTTGTCGGGGTATTTTGACTCCTTTAAAGATGGTTCTTCTAAGGGACAGGACGGTTATGAGTACATGCAAAGGCAAATATTTAACCATCCCGCCGCTGACGAAGGTATAGACGTGTTCTTTCACAATTGGGAACCTCACTTAGAGGATCACATCACCAAGATTTATGAACCAAAAGGCTATATTGTTGAGCCTCAAATCGATTTCGTCGAGGTAGCAGAACGCAATAAAGTAAGCCGCCGTCATTTAGACCCATATAATCAGTTGGGAAACTGGACGATGACTTCCAAGCAGGGCGCCGGATATGTAGGCCCTGAGCGTTTGCTAAGCCAATATTACTCCACACAGAAGTCTTTTGAACTTAAGAAAGAGTATGAAGAAGAAAATGATTTTAAATATGACTGTGTTATTAAGTCACGCTTTGATCTGGGGCGAATCAATAGAAGCACTAGCGGCCCAGGAAAAGTTAACCCTTATGCGTGTCAATGTATTAAATTTGACCCCACATTAAACATGGAGAAACTCTATATGGTTTACTGGGATCTTTTTAATGAAGGGCCCGCCGACATGTGGTTCTACTCTAGTTCTGAGAACATGGATAATTTTTGTGAGTTATATCACAAAGTTTTAAAGGAATATTTGCAAGTAAATAGTGATTATAGGCTGACTGCTATGAGTGGATGGCCAGAGTCTAAGTTAAACGATTATCGTAGTAATGAAATGTTTAAACTACCAAACGACAGAACATCAAATCTTCATCGATATCCCCCATTCCTAACAGTGAATGGAATTCTTTTAATGAAGTGGTTTTTAATGGACACCGGACTGTGGAACAAAGCTATAGCTCTCGAAGCAGAATGGGACTAAAAGGAGAAAAAATGAACATATTAATACCAATGGCTGGTTTAGGAAGAAGATTTAAGGAAGTAGGATATAGCTTACCGAAGCCTTTGATTGATGTCCACGGAAAACCAATGATAGAACGAGTGATAGAGGGATTGAATATAGATGGAAACTATATCTTTGTTGTTCAAGAGAAACACATAGAAAGATATCATCTAGATGTAACACTAAGAAAGATTGCTCCTCATTGTAAGATCGTAACTTTGGATGGCCTAACAGAGGGTCAAGCTTGTAGCGCTCTTTTAGCAGAAAAACATATCGATAATAATGAAGAATTGTTAATCGTTAATTGTGATAATTATTTTTTATGGGAAGTCGATCAATTTTTAGACAAAACTTCTCATAATGATTTCGATGGTATGATCTTTACTTTCAAAGATGATTCGGGAAATCCTGGCTGGAGCTATGCTCAGGTAGATGATGATGGCCGCGTTATTCGAGTGGCGGAAAAGGAAGCTATTTCTGACACTGCCTTAGCTGGCGCATTTTATTGGCGCCGAGGTTCCGACTTCGTTAAATACACTAAGTCGATGATCGATAAAGATGTCCGTATTAATAATGAGTTTTATATTACTCCCACTTTTAATGAAGCTATAAGTGATGGTAAGATCATTTGTGATTACAATATTCTCGCGATGAGGTCCATGGACACCCCGGGGGATCTAAAGGACTTTAAGAAATGGTTAGAGATTAAAAAAGTATCGTCAAAAGTAGAGAAGTTTATTGCAACTCCAAGACTAAAGAATAAGGATAAAAACATGTTAAAAAGTAGAAAGATGCAAAATGTATTAGAAGAAATACGACAAGGAAAGCCTATCATTCTGGTAGATGAATATGATCGCGAAAACGAAGGCGACATTGTTATTGCAGCAGAAATGTGTTCGGTAGACAATTTAGTGTTTACTATGAACAACGCTCGAGGACTTATGTGCATCCCATGCGCAGGTAGTATTCTTGATAGGTTAGAAATTCCTCCCATGGTAACAGATAATACCGACAAAAACGAAACACCCTTCACAGTATCGGTAGATGCTCGAGATGACACAACAACTGGAATGTCTGTGCAGGATAGATTAAAAACCCTCAGTGTGCTCTTAGACCTAGAGTCTGCCCCCGACGAACTGACGCGTCCAGGACATCTCTTTCCACTTCGGGCCCGCCCTAAACTCTTAAGAGAACGACGAGGGCACACTGAGGGTTCCATTCAACTAATGCACCTAGCCGGCTTACAGCCAATGGCTATGATTTGTGAAATTATGAATGATGATGGCACCATGGCTAAGGGCGGCGATCTTAATAAGTTTGCTGTTGATCATGGTCTGAGTATAATTTCTATCGAGGAAGTCTATGAAGCAGCATATAACGAGAGCTTATAATTCTTTTTATGTAGATTCTTCCGGCGGTACCATTACCAAACAGAGTAAAGAACCCCGCCTTCGGGACGAGATTGTTTATTATGAAGCAATGCGGAATACACCCCATACCATTTTCTTCCCGCGCTTTTTGGGCTCTCGGTTCGAAGATGGAATGTATAAAATGGAGTTGGAATATTATGCCTATAAGAACTTGGGAGACTACATGGTTTATGAACCTTTTAACCGTGACTTTTGGGAGAAAGTAGCTCGATCCCTTCAGACCGTTTTGGGGCGATTTGCAGAAACTCGACAAAAGGGAGACTTTTCTTCCTATGCTCGAGCTATGTACATCGATAAAACCGAGAAATATTATCTAGATCTATTAAAAAACTCCAAATTTAAAGCCATGAGTGAGAATGGAACGCTTAAGATAAATGGAGAACAGTATCTTAATTTCGGAGAAATTTGGGATGATGTGAAGGTTAAGATTGAAAAAGAACTTGCTAACCTTCAACAGATGAGCGTCATTCACGGAGATATGTGTTTTTCTAATATCTTGTGTGGCATTAACTCAAAGACAGATACTTGTATCTTAAAGTTTGTAGACCCACGCGGCCACTTCGGTGCTAGTGGTATTTTTGGTGATCCTCTTTATGATTATGCAAAACTCATTCATTCTTATGAAGGGAAGTATGAATACATCATCTATGATCAATTTGCTCTTGAAGAAAACGAAAGTCTTACGGAATTCCACATCGCCTATCCGAACGCCAACCATCATCGCATTAAAGAAATATTTGGTGATTTTGGGCCCCCGAGTGCCCGGTTAATTGAAGGGCTAATTTATATTGGAATGTGCTCGCGTCATTATGATAGTGAGAAACGACAGACGGTGATGTATACCAACGGGGTTCGTTTACTCAATGAGGCACTTTCGGAATGAAGATTTGCGTAGACCTAGACGGCACTATTTGTGAGACGAAAGAAAGCAGCCAGAGCTATAGAGATGTGAAGCCTCTGCCTGGCGCCATTGACACATTAGAATTTTTAAAACAACGCGGTTATTATATTGTTATTTTCACGGCGCGCAATATGCGTACGTGTGAGAATAATTTAGGCCGTATCATAGCGAACCAAGGAAAGATTGTAATTGATTGGTTAGAGAAATATTGTGTTCCCTATGATGAACTGTTATTTGGAAAACCCCATGTCGATTTCTTTATTGACGACAAAGGGATAAAATTTACAAATTGGAAAGATGTTAAAGATACATTATTAAACGCCGAGGAGGAGAAAAATGTTTGATTTCTTTTTTGATACTGCTGATATATTATATGTTCAGAGCGCATGGTCCGCGCTGAACGCTACGATTGATCCCACACATGTAAGAGGGATTACTACAAATCCCAATGCCTTTATGAAGGAAGACATGCATAGACTTGAAGAGTGGACAGCCCATTTACCAAAGCTATGTGAGTTGGTATCAACGATTCGAGGTGATGATCAAGGAGTTGTATATGTGCAAGCGCCCAACTCCCATATGAGCCCTCAAGACGTTCTACGTTGGGCTGACTATATCCACACTTTCACCGATGGACAGACTCCCCTAGGGCTTAAGATAGCGCCTTTTCATCCTGTTTTAGAGGTAGTAGATGAATTAAATGAACTTATGGAGGTAAATGTAACTGGTGTGGCCGATTGCAGCACCGCCCTTTCATGCTTTACTTATAATGTAAGATATGTTAGTCTTATTCCAGGTCGAATGGAGGAACAAGGTATAGATGCATGCGCCCATTTGGCTTTTGCACAAAAGAGAAAAAACGACTCAGCCGAAATTATAGCAGGAAGCATGCGTACTATTGAAGGGTTAGAGCGTGTATGTAATCTTGGGGCGGTTCCCACTATTGGAACGCGAGTCTGGGATGAGATTTTCAAAGAAGATTCCAAACTCTTATCGTCCTTTGAGAAAAAGACGATAAACTATGATAAATTTTCGCCATTTATTAACCACGCCAACAGATGGCTTTCGGAGTCTTTCTTTGAACAAATGGATGCTTGTGGAAAACAGGCTGATGAAGACTTTATGAACTTGTGAGATAAAAATGTATGTAGCTGTTTTTTATTCCCACTCTGATTATTCGGATGTGTGGCCTGTGATGTTTGAACAAATGGACAAACATCTTCCTTCTTGTAAGAAATACTTATTTTCCGATCAAACTACAACGGCTGTAGAAAGAGACAATTGGACCCTCATAACATATGATGATACTCTGCGTTATCAACAACGTATGGTATTTTGTTTAGACCAAGTTGAAGAAGAGATAATCTTATTTCATCATGAAGATATGTTTTTATATAACCCACCACAATATGAGACTTTACTTCAAATAGCAAACACTATTCATAATAATGAAATAGATATTGTTAAATTAATCTGCGCGAGTTACGGCCCTATTACATTTAAAAACACAACCTCAGTCCCATGTATATACAAAAATCCATCTCGCTTACAGTTTGCCATTCAGCCTAGTTTGTGTAATAAATCTAAGCTTAGGTTAATATATGATAAAACAGGTGGTAACAACATATGGGAATTTGAAGCGTACTCTTCAGCAGTTAGTCATTACTATAATATACGCACAGGTATGACCCATTCCCCACAGGATGCTAAAAGAGGTGAATACCATTGGGATAGCAGTATTTATCCTTATTTTGCGACAGCGGTTGTCAAAGGTAAGTGGAATTTTACAGAATATGAAAGCAAATTAAAGCCGGTTTTAGAAGAAAACGGCATAGACTTTGACGTGAGAGGAACATGTTAACACTAAAACTCGTAATATTTGATTTAGATGGCGTTCTCGTAGATGCATGTGAATGGCATCGAGCAGCTTTAAATGAATCATTGAAAGAAATATGCGGATATGAAATTTCTTTAGAGGATCACTATAATGTCTTCAATGGTCTTCCAACCCAGGTAAAATTAAATAAATTAACTCAGGGCGGCATCATTTCGGAGGACATGCATAATAGCATATATCATTTGAAACAACAAAAAACTATTGAGGTGGTCGAACAAAAAGCTTCGATAGCAGTAGACAAAATGGAACTAATTAAATGGCTTAAAGCCAAAGACATAAAAGTAGCGTGTTTTACGAATAGCATCAGAGAGACGGCACATCTCATGCTAAAGAAAACCGGGGTATATGATTTATTAGAAATGGTTGTGACCAACCAGGATGTAGAAAAAGCAAAGCCTGACCCAGAGGGATATATAAAAGTTCTAGAACATTTTAATATTGATAAAACATCAACTATTATTATAGAAGACTCTCCTAAAGGCTTGGAAGCAGCGTATGCCTCGGGTTGTCATGTTATGCGGGTAAAGAACCCAACAGATGTAAATATAGAATTTTTTAAGGAGCACATGAATGAAAATTTTAATTCCTATGGCAGGTGAGGGAAGTCGTTTCGTAAAAGAAGGATACACTTTTCCAAAACCGCTAATTGATGTTAATGGAAAACCCATGATTCAGACTGTTGTAGAAAACCTCGATTTTGATTGTGAGTATATCTTCTTGGTAAGAAGCGAGCACGTCGAACAATATAGCGGGCTTATTGATACACTCGATAGAATCACCAACGGCAAATTTAAATATGTATCGGTTAAGGATTTAACCGAAGGGGCAGCATGCACCGCATTGCTGGCTGAAGAATATATCAATAACGATGAGGATCTTTTAATAGCTAATTCTGATCAGTATATCGAATATGAGCCGCAGAACTTTAACATATTAAAGAATTTAACTTCTGTGGATGCAATGGTTTTTACGTTTAATGCGGTACACCCCAAGTGGTCTTTTGTCAAAACAAATTCGCGAGGTTTTGTGGTGGAAGTGGCCGAAAAACGGCCTATTTCTAATATTGCAACTTGTGGTATCTATTGGTATCGCAAGGGCAGTGACTTTGTAAGATACGCCAATCAGATGATAGAGAAAGACATCAGAGTTAATAATGAGTTCTATATCGCGCCAGTTTATAATGAATTGATAGATGCCGGCAAGACTCTTGTTCCGTTTTACGTTCATGAAATGTGGGGGATAGGAACTCCGGAAGATCTTCGGAGGTTTTTAAAAGAGAAATGAAAAAAAGATTAGCTATTTGTTTTTCCGGACAACCCCGCCTTAATAGAGGGGTGTGGAATAATTTTAAAAAAAACATTATTTCTCCATTCAAAGATAGAGAGTACGAGATTGATTGCTTTGTGCACTTTTGGCGCTCCCTTAGTATTCCGACGTGTTATTATTTTGGCCTCAAAGAAAAGAATGCCGAACATCTATTAAATTCTCTCCAGAATATGGATATACATAAGTATAATATATTTTTACAGTCATTTTTGGAGGAAATAAATCCTGTAGATATTTTATTTGATAATCCTCTTAATACAAACAACTATCCCTTAAAAAATTTCAAACATTCAAAACCTAACACTCCCTACAATTACAATAGTCAATATCATTCGGTTAAAGCGGCCCATGAGTTATGCCGTCAGCATGAACTTAAGCACGGCTTTAAATATGATTATGTGATGCGCGCCCGAACCGATTTAAACATTCTCTCTTTACTGGAATACGAAGAATGCTCAACGAGTCACATGGGAGTTCCACACAGCAATGGACACAACTTGGGATTTGCCACAAGCGAAGAAATTGCTAAAGGCATGGCCGACCCTGCGATTCGAGAATCCTTGCAGAGGACCTTCCGCCGCGCTCACCCTGACCATCCGAATAAAAACTTCGACGAATGGACAAAAAGTTTATCGAAGGTTATCACTTTCGATGAAACTCATGTTTGTAATGACCAATTTGCTATCTCGTCCTCTGATAACATGTACAAATATTCTCAGCTTTTAGACTTTATGATAAATGAGGTTAATGATCCCGATTCTGAAGTAAGTACCGGAATGAATACAGAAGAGGGCATCGGCATAGAAAGGATATTGTGGCTTTATATTAATAATTTTTGTAAGATTAAAAAAATAAATTTGTTAACGAGAATTGACGCACACCCGGATATATGAAATGAACAATGCAAATATGCAAATAATAGAAAAATATTTAAAAATTTGTAAAGAAAATTTTGATAATGATGGGTGGTTTGACTGCACGGCTGAAGAACTTTATGAGAACCCCGATAAAATAGGAGAAACATGGAAAATTAATCATGGGGCGACCAATTCTGCTTATTTGGGCATACTATATGAAGATATTTCTTCTCGTCTGCACCATTGGGATGATAAAACTGTTTTAGATTATGGCTGTGGTTTTGGGGGAAACCTGGTAAATTTACACAAATTGGCTAATTGGTCTCGATATATTGGGTATGATATATCTCCTTATAATGTGGCGTTCACGAAAAAATATTTAAATTTACACAATATTCCATCGGATTCCATATACGAAACCAATGGATATTCAATGACAGAAATAGCAGACGAAACTGTTGATTTCGCGACGAGTTTTGTAGTTTTTCAACATATAGCCTTATTGGAAATTAAGTTAATGATATTCGAAGAAATTTATAGAGTCTTAAAAAAAGGTGGAATTTTTTCTTTTCAAATGAACCGTTGGGATCCATCTCCCCATGCGCTCGATTATAAAACTAATTGTTCTTACTTTACGTCTCACCCGCGGCCAGACGAAAAACTCGAGAGCTTATATAAAGGGAAGCCTAATTGTGTACTTACAACGCCCGATGATATAGTCGTACATTTACAACAAGTTGGGTTTGGACCGGTTGAAATTGTTCTCTCTCCCAATCCCGTCTACTGCCATACCCGTAATATCGGCGGCCGCAACGGCATCCCTGGTGAGTGGGTATATATTATAGCGACCAAAACACACTCAGAGGCTACTCAAAAGAATATGGATATATGAAATGAAATTAATAGCGCACAGAGGAAACATCAATGGCCCCCAACCAGAGTTGGAGAACAGTCCTTTTTATCTGCTGACTGCCATCGAGAAAGGTTACGACGTCGAAACAGATGTTTGGTACCATGATGATAAGTGGTATCTTGGCCATGATGCTGGTGGATATCGAATCGATAGAGACTTTTTAGAACATCCTAACCTCTGGTGTCATGCCAAGAATTTAAATGCTTTGGAAACTATGGTAGAATATGGGATACATTGCTTCTGGCACCAAGGGGATGATTTCACATTGACGAGCAAAGGATATATTTGGACTTTCCCGGGAAAGCCAACTTGTGAGAAAACGGTTATTGTTTCTAAAGATTTAGAAGCATTAGAACAAACCAAAGACTTGAATATTTATGCAGTGTGCAGTGACTATGTGGGGGCAATCAAATGACTAAAAATGAGATATCTATCCAAGTTGGAGGTATGTCGCAATCGGGGAGTACCCTTTTGTATAATATAGTTCGTTTGCTTTTAGAAATCAACACTTCCAACACAACGGATTCAACTATCACTCATCGTTTACACAAAGACCACACCCGTTGCCCTGGTTTTGATTATTATATTGTCTCCCTAAGAGATATTCGCGATACAACTTTGAGTTGGATGTTAAAGGAAGGTATAAAAAATGTCAACGAGATAAACATAGATCCACTTTTCTCGAGAACTGAGGAGCTTCGCGACGATGAATTAGTATACACCCTCAACGGAATAGTTAGACACATCACCGACAATATTATGTGGTTACAACAATATAACCACATTCCAGAAACTAACTCAGAAAATACATATTTTTGGGGATATGAAAAATACAAAATGCATCCTGTGGAGGAGACCCGCGCTTTGGTGTCTTTCTTAAAATTAAACGTTGATTTATACCCTAGAGAAACATTAGAGAGAGTAGTCAACGAGGCTGAGGGTTTAATTGAACACGCTCCTGCGGCAGCCGATGGTATGACTCCCAAAGAAGCTGCATGGAATGATAAAACTAAAATGCTTAAAATTCAACGCACCGCAAACAAAGGACGTTCTGGCCATTGGGGGCAATACATGGAACCTTGGCTGCTTACATTCCTGCAAACCCTTGTGATGGGATTTCTACTGGACTACGGATATGCGACTCTAAGATGTCCCCACTGCAATAAGAACCCAAGGAAACCATAAAATGAACGCAAGCTTGCCAATGAAACAGGTTGAGAAAGGATGGGGATGGGAACAGTGGATCGTCAATAATAAAGAATATTGTGGCAAATTGCTGTTTTTTAATCAAGATAAGCGTTCCTCGTGGCATTATCACAAACTAAAGGATGAGGTCTTTTACGTTCAGTCGGGGTTGATAATTGTAAAATATTCCGGACACAACGATATAGAAAAAGCCGACCAATGCATTCTTCAACCGGGCGAGAACTTCCATGTTTATCGAGGCCTCCGACATCAAATACTAGCACTACAAGACACAGAGTTGTTTGAATTTTCCACTCAACATTTTGATACTGATTCTTATAGGATTATAAATGGAGACTAAGTGAAGCTCGTTGTTATAACAGGTTGTTTGGGGCTTATTGGTTCTCATGTAACTCGTGAATGTCTCAAAAAAGGCTGGAAAGTATACGGAATTGATTGTTGTACATATGCCGCCAATGAAGAGTTTTTAACGGACTTCCACAGGAGCCCCAATTTTACATTTGTTGAAAAGGATATCGCTACTTTAAAATATTTGCCCGATTGTGATTACGTGATTAATATAGCGGCAGAATCACATGTTGGAAATAGCATTATTGACAGTACAGACTTTATAACTTCTAACGTCGTAGGCGTCAAGAACCTCTTGGATTTAATACGCCAAAAGCAAGCAAATGTGAGCGACCGGCCTGTGTTCTTCCATTTCAGTACCGACGAGGTTTATGGAGATATCACAAACGGTGAACACATTGAAACCGATATCCTCCAACCAAGCAACCCATATTCCGCATCCAAAGCTGCAGCGGATATGCTAGTGATGGCGTGGGCTAGAACTTATGATTTAAAATATCTTATTTTAAGACCAACGAATAATTACGGAATAGGACAATACCCAGAAAAGCTCATTCCCCTTACTGTCAAGCTCTTAATGAGAGGTAAGAAAATTAAACTTCACGATAAAGGGGAGCCAATACGAAATTGGCTTCACTCGGCTGACACTGCGACTGCGGTAACTACCTTGATAGAGACCGAGCAGAATCATGGTATTTACAACGTTGCTGGTGGTTTTGAGCAAAAGAATATTGAGACAGTCAGCAAAGTATTGGAATGTTATTTTGGTGAGAAAAGAGATTGGAGCGAGTATATAGACTTATCTTACACTCGCGAAGGGCAGGATGTGAGATATGCACTTAATGATGATAAACTAAAGTCTCTTGGATGGAGACCCCAAAAAAACTTTGATCATGAGATTGAGCAAATTGTTGAACATTATAAAAACAATTTTAAATGGTAATAAAGGAAACAAATGAACTTTTTAAATAAAATCAAAAACTGGCTTACAGGCCCAGATACAACGCCTGTTGAACCTGAAATAGATCTTTCTAGTTTGAAGGTCGTTGAATTGCGAGCTATAGCGAAAGAAAGAGGAATGAAAGGTTATACCAAACACAATAAAGCTGAATTGTTGCAGCTACTTAAAGGAGAATAAGATGAAATTATCTAATCAAGCAATTGGTGCTATTATGATGGCTCTACAGGAGTCTTTGATGAACCAGTCAGACATTGTTCCTGTTTTTCAAAAATTTGAATTAACTGACACCAATGATGGACTTGTGGTGGATAACCCCCCCACAGTACATGTCCCGAATGAAACACAGTCTGACGCTAACGCTCCGTAATGCCGCGTTACCGCTATGAATGTAAAAATTGTGGCGATTTGATAATAGCTTTTCATAGTTTTGAAGAAACCTTTTCGGATTGCGAAAAGTGTGAACAACTCAACACAATGCAAAGAATATTATCAACGCCGCTTACTATTAAAAAAAAATCCACTGGTCACCCGAATAAAAAGATTGGTGAGTTGACAAAAGAATATATTGAAGAGAACCGAAAGGTTCTAGAACAACAAAAAAAAGAGGCCACCAGGAAAGCTAATGACTCGTCTTGAAATGATACTAAGCGCTGTCTTATTATTTTCCGTAATTTTAAACATCGGTTTAATATATTATGTGAAGGGCGCCATCGTGCGTTTACTTGCTATATCGGAAGAGCTAGGTGACCTCCAGCAGATGATTAATTCTTTTGCCACTCATGCCAAAAAGGTATATGAGTTAGAGATGTTTTATGGTGATGATACACTTGCGCACTTATTGGAACATGCTGTATCATTCAATGAACAATTAGAAACGTTTGAATATATTTATTCTTTAACTGAAGACCCAGAAAAAACACCTACAGAAGAGTTACTTGATGATGACACAGAAGTCAGAACCGATGCCGAAGAAGCGTAAAAAAAATTATTACTTTACTCATAAACATGAAGAAGCTATCGTCAGATATGCTCGTACGAATTGTTTAAGAGAAAGAACAGAACTATATGTTGAATATATAGGGCCAGCTTTTAATGAGATGGTTGACAAGATAGTATTTACCTATAAGTTCACTAGCTTGCCTAATATTGATTCATTGCGAGATGAATGTAAAATATGGTTGATGACAATATTAGATAAGTATGACCCTAATCGCGGCTCTGCCGCGTTTTCTTATTTTTCGGTTATCACCAAAAACTGGTTTATTCATAAGGTTAAGAAACAGCAGAAACAAAATAAACGAGAGGTGGATCTAAATAACATTTCTAAAAGTTATGAAGAACAATATCTTTCAACTGAGGAGTCGTACTTAACTCACAGGGAAGAAGATGAATTTTGGAAAAAGTTTTACGCTGAATTACAGTCATGGGACACTTCTCAAATGAAGGAGAACGATTTAAAAGTATATAAAGCTATTATCATTCTTTTTGAGTCAAAAGATGATATTGATATTTTTAACAAAAAGGCTATTTATTTATACCTTCGAGAAATTACAGGCCTCAACACCAAACAGATTGTTAACTCCTTAAAGAAATTTCGGAAGAGATATTATAATTTTAAGCAAGATTGGGATACTGGAACAATATGAGCAACCAAAATTTAGAAAATTTGATCAATGAGGCGCTAACTAACATTCGGAATGATAGGAAGCTTGCAAGAGAATTTCTAAATGAGGTAGCCAACCAGATAGTTAAAGAACCCGAACAAAATAAATACTTGAGTCCTGTTGCAGCTAAACATGTAGAATCATTGCAAAGATCCAACGAACAACTAGTAAAATTGATCAGTCTAAGACAAAAAGGACAAAGCCAAAATACAGGACTATCCGACCAAGATAAGAACGATCTGTTTGATATGATTCAGGGAGAAGTTAAAAATGGCTAAAGACTTTCACGACCCTTCTGTTTTTACTGATAATGTGTCTGCATTAGATCTTTTTAACAATAGTGTTAGAAAGTCATTTAACTATGACGCACTCACTGGGCCAACATATTTTGCAAAAGTCCTTAGTACTCCGTTGCCTCTGAATGCAGACCAAATGGCTAGTATGTTAAACTTAGACCCAAAGGTAAGCAAAACCGCAGTAGACGCAGCTACTAAAGCTAATCAAAAAAGAGTAACAAGTTTTTATTTTAAAGGAAGAATTGAACAACTCCATGGACAATTTTTGGATGACCCGTGTGACTTGAGTACCGCAACATGCCCCCACGCGATTAAGAGACTTATTAGCGATCATACCGAGTTCATTAGTGAAGGGATAAACAGCGAAATACCAGCAGTAGGAGATATTGTAAGAGTTCAGCTAAAGCCAGCTTCTAATGGCCCTTATGATTTACAAAGTGGGGCCTATCTTGGACCTACCCGTACTTGGTCGTCGCGCTCTACCGCACCGGGCGCGGGACAAAGTGAACAATGTTATAGTGCGGTTGACAATTTTGATGAAGAAAACGCTTCGACAATGGGTGATGTAATATTTCCGGAAGCAGATGCTAAATTTGAAAATCCAGCCATTCAAGGAGACTATAAAGTCACAAGCCTTTTTACTCCTCCCGGGTCCAACTGTCGTGTGATTCAAGGCGTTTGCAAAAAGCATAACGGGATGGATTTGAGCGCCGCGCGGGGCGCCCCTGTTTTATCGATAGGTGATGGCACAGTAGCGGATTTCAGGGACGCGTGTAATCGGCGCCTTAAAAGTGACGGTAGCGCTGATAAGGATATTTATGACGACGCCGGTCAGAAACATCCAGACGCCGCTTGCGGCGGCGGCGGCGGCAACAGAATCCGCATAAAGCATGCGGCCGGCCAACTGGCAGATCATGACGTGTGGACGGTATACATGCATTTGGACAACATGACTCCTTTGTTTAAAGTTGGCGACTCAGTCAAAAAGGGACAGGTTATTGGTTATGTGGGGAACAGTGGTGGCAGCGCCGGATTCCATTTACACATCGAAGCTCATCTGAGTTCGAATTGGAAAATAAAAGCTGATCCATTAACATATATGAATCTCAGACCAGGTTCTTCCACGGGTGCTATAGCGAGTGCCGGCGTAGATAGTGGAAACCAGAGGGATGTCGACACCGAAGAGACTGCAACCTAATGGCTAAAGACACTAAAAAACTATATGATCCAGAAAATACTCTAGATCCTAAAAGCAATCCAACTGTAGAACAAATATTAGAGGAAGGTACGGTTAACACAGTGCCCTCTCGAAGTGGATTGTTTCATAATGCTGTGGCCGGACCAGAAATTCAGTTTTATAAAGCTCCCAATGAAAGCTGGATGCAGCGAGCAGGTTCTTATATAGTCTTAGGAGCCGATAGGCCCACCGGCGTGGCTTCTGGATTTGGAGCACAAGGCGCTCAAAATGCGAATGCGATTGATATAGTAGTTGGAAGAATGTCATCGGCTGGCGGTGGCAAAGGCGCCCCCCCTGGAACGGTGGTTAACAATAGTTTTGTAGCCGATGCAGCAAGAATATACATCAGCCAACTAACACATCTGGATAAAAACTTTGGAATAGAAGGGGTTGATATGCCCTCTCCTGGTTCTGGAATTGGGATTAAGGCAGATGGGGTGAGAATTATTGGGAGAGAAGGCGTTAGAATAGTCACCGGAACAGGTAAAGGATTTAAGGGATATGGTAACGACGGAGAAACCAACTCTTTAGGCCACAAAATACAGCCGGCTCCTCCCATTGAATTAAACGCTGGTAATTTTTCTGGCGAGCGTACCGTACCCGGTGGAAAGTTTTTAAAAGCTACCACAATAAAAGCGATTCAACCTGTGTTGCTTGGAGGTAATACTTTAGATGGTATAAAAGAATTGCATAAATATATAGAAGATATACAGAGTGCTACATATAATTATGCTCTTTTAAATACTCGCATTGTGGACACTATACGACTTGCGTTGGAGCCGTTTGCTCCCCCCGCAGCCAATACTATAGAACAATATGTAAATAAAATGCGAAACAAAACCATCAATCCATTATATCATACGCGCGTAAATTTAATGTTGTGGGAGTTAAATTATCTTAACCCCGCGGGCAGCAAATACATTTGCAGTAGAAACGTAAAGACAACTTAAATAAAAAGGCACAACAATGTCAGAATCAAAATTTTTAAAATACCAAGATACAACAGGAACGGGCCTTCTCGATGTATGCGATGAAGTAATAGAAGTTCCAGAGGCTCCATGTGACGAAAGTCCGTGTATTCCTTATGGTACTGCGATTACACCCAATTGGCGACGAAGTCCCCCTAGTGTTTCTTTTTTAAATGAAAAAATTTGTTATTTTCAAGTTCCCATTGAGACTCCATATACAACCACTATTGAGGAAAAATTACTAAAAGAAACTGATTTACCAGAAGAAGAAGCTGATGGATCTTTAAATAAGCGCTTTGAAGAATATTTAAACGATGCAGTTGCTGCATTCTTAGGGGATAATAACAAAGATGATTCTGAGGCGAATAAGAAAATTGTCGAAGAAGCTACCATTTGGGATGTTAAAACAGATTATTATTTAGAACCGCGCGGAATGTCGCGACTTCGTTTGCTTTATTCAGTGCCATTTGATGTAATTTATAATCTTGAAGATGGCGCCCAAGATGAGGAAGACGATGAAGATGAATCAGCAGAGATTGAAGTCACCTATACTATAGATGACTTAAAACTAAAGTTGTTGCGCATAAGAAAAGGATTGAAACTTTACAGTTGGTATAACAAACTATACACTAAAATTGAAGATGGAAATCTTTATTATCAAGATGCACCTTATGAAGGACTGCTTTTTGCTTTAGAGAATTATGGAGACTGGGGTATACTCAAGGGTTCTATAACTGCCAAATTACTTCCCGAGTTGGACGAATTTTTAAATACTAAAAACTATAAAATTGGAGGGAGCGGTGGTGGAGCTTTCGGGCGCATATGGAGAAGAGAAAAAATTGAAGAAGTAACTTTTAGCTTTAATAGCGATTATGAGCTTATAAAGTTAACTGTTTATACAGAAGGATGTGAAAACACTCCTATATTTTTCAAGAAAGATAGTAAATTAGAACCACTCTTGCGCCCGGGCTCCGCATGGACAGATCCAACAGCGATGGCATATTTAGCCCAATTGGATGATATGGAATCCGATTTGACGGCCCGTGAGCCATTGCCATGGCTAGAATTTGTTAAAAAATATACTTATCCTACCATCTACTCTACCACCAATCAAGCATATGCCAACACCGACCCTCAAAATACAGTAGTTAGCTGTGTAGCGGCCGCCCTAGCAGACGAAGGAAAACAACTAGGTGAGGATATTCTAGATGAAGTTTTCAACTTAGGCGACGCTATTGCTTATCAATTTAATAAAAACTTATGCAGTGAAGATATTCAAGGAATTATAGACGAGAAAATTAAGATTGGCCAAGTTTGGGATTCAGACATACAACAGAATGTGGATATTATGAAAATGGCCAAAATGCAGGCTTACGAATCAATAGATTCTAAATCTACTTTGGCGTTTTGTGCTGCCCTGACGGACTCTGTAGACTCTATAGAAGAGTTATGGGAAGAGGCTTTTGATAAAATTAAATTCTGTGGTATGACAGAATTAATGATGTCAACGGTATCGTGTTTGTTCTCGGGCTTGACTTTTGAACAGGCCATGGCCACTATTATTGAAAGCGCATTGCGAGCAATGAGTCTGGAGAATTTTGATAAATTATTTGTTGGGCTTCCTCCCTCTAAGCAAGCAGAATTAGATGCATTAATTAAGAAAAAATTAGAAAGTGGAGACGTTTTCCAACAAGGTTCTGATCTACAGTATACTTCCGATCAGATTGCATCTGATGCAAACCCAACCCCAGATGCCGGATACCCGTTTGAAGATGAAGCAATGGTTACCGAACAGCAGAAGTCGGACATGCAAGGAGACCCGCCACAAACTACCGGCGGTGAGCCGTTAACGTGGGGTTCAGGTGCCCGCCGTGATGAACGCACTTTAGGAAAAACATTAGATGCAAGCGGCGCGACTGGAAAGCTGGATCCTAACCTAGTTATGGAAGCCGTAATTTTGGCATATTTGGAGTTATATGCTGATGCCTATATGGATTTGCTAGCGGAATTGAATAAGCTTCCTGGCGCTCAAATGGTCTCTTATATCATTGCCACTTTAGATTGTCCAGTTCCTCCTCCTTTTAATCCTTCCTATGTGGATTTCATTAAGGATTTCGAAATACCATTTTGTACGACGACCCACGGCATTACAATGCCGCGATATGAAAACCCTTACGGATGGATGCCATCACGAAATGATTTTCAAAGATTATTGATGGAAGCGGCCAAATATGCTATTCAACAGGCATTGTTAAAAATATTAATAATGATTTTCACAAAGATTTGTGATATATTGGGAGGCGCCGCCTGTAAAGCAGCGGGTGCCACCGGACAAGCTCTCGCCGCGTTGGCTAGCGGTGGTCGCACCAAAATTGTTGATGCCATTAGAGATTCTATTTGCGGAGACGACGTCCCAGACGAAGTAATTGATGATACGCTTGTAGATATGTTTAGTGATTTGGGAGTTGGGACTGCCGCACTGGCCGACACAGAACAGGTCTTAAACTTGGCAGGCGATGTATCTAATGCTGTAACCACCGAAGAACTTTATAGTGCTTTTTTGTGCGAGCCATCCGCAGAGTTTTTACAGATTGTTCGCCAAATAATCCATTATGAATATCCTGAATTTGAGGCCGGCCTGAGGAATGACGACACTATTAAAAGCTTCTTTTGTAATATGGGCAATTTATTCCCGGGAGCTTTTAAAGAGAAATTGCAAGACTTTTTGGATTCCTTTCCTGACGCCATACCCCAAGCTGCTGGTTTGTGTGCATGCGCCTCACCAGAACAAGTAGAAGAGTTCTGCGATCTAAGAAGTCAAATACTTTCAGGAAGAGCGACAGCAGAACAAATAACACAAATATGTGTGCCATCAAACGATTTATCAGATATAGCCAATGCATTACAGGGGGGAATTCCAGAGGCGGCCCTTCCTCCCTTATTTTCTGATCCCGGCTGCGATAATGGGGTTTTGCCTATTGAGCCCGAAGAGTCAGTGTCTGTTGCGACGGCCGGTTTAAGTGGCGATCTAGAAGCATTAAAAATTGAATTTGCTTACGATATGATTGGAAACGGCCCATGGGAATCAAAATATGGGTTGATGAACATGGTTTTGTCGGATACGATGGGACTTCCTTTAACTGCTCATAATAGAAAAGCTTCCAATAGAAGGGGATATGTTGATTTTTATTTAGACCAAAAGGATTCAGATGCCGTCACTGAAGCAGGAGACACCGAGACCTTCGCCGCCCTTTTCCCCAATCCTCCCAAACTCAGCAAGCAAGAGGGCGCTTTCCCAACTAAAATTGGAGAATGGCTACAAGATTATCTCTTGGGCGACGTGAAAACCGGTCTTGCACCAATGACTACTCCGGATTATGCTGACCGCGGCCTCCCAGGAATTGTAACATTTACATCAAATAATGAATTTATAGGCAATGTAACCACCACTTCTAGTTTTGCCCAAGCCGGCGTAAGAACTGTTGGAAGTGGAGTTAATTTATTACGACTCGATTCAGACGTTCTTGGTTATAACACTACCTTTGAACCAGATTTTGAGACCAAAGAAATTAATTTCGTTGAACAAGCACGAAAATCCACCGCCGATCTTGTACTAAGTTTTCAAGACAATTGTAAAGGACTGCAGGCAACACCCAATGTGGGAGGCGCCTCGACGAGTGGGTACGCGTACGACGGCGTCCCATGGGATTACGATATAGGAGACGCATATTCCACAGGATTTGACTTGCAACTTTATTTGTCAGATTTGGTTTCCGATGATGGTGTAATAACTGGCGCCCGCAACCGCGGTTCTCTTGCTGCTTTAAAAGAGACTCTTACGTCCCTTGATGATGGACATCGTCATACTTATACTATAGGCGATTTAGACTCCGAAGGGGAGGATGCAGAACCTACTTTGAATGGAGAAACGTCTTGGGCGGATGGCCACATTCATTCAATTGTGGGTGGGGTTGTTGAAGAAGTTTGCGATGAGGATGGCCAGTGTCACACTCATACCCTCCTAGAAGTTTCTTTAGGAAAAACTGTAGGTACCACAAATCAACCGCGCGACACGGCCCGTATTAAAATCTTGGAAAAATCTAATTTGACGGGGGTGACATTTACTAAGTTGGCGGCAATGGTTCCCGTTATTCGTGTTAAAATACTTGGAAAAGAAATATCCTTTTTTACGGACCTACAAGACACATTAACACCAAAAAATAGTGCTGACACGCTTGAGGCTGCTGGTGTTGATACTTTCCTCGATTGGGTGGGTACGTGGGGCTCGAGCCGAGATTTCTTTACCTTCCCCACCATTGTGATGCAAGATGTAAAATACGAATTTTTATCAGTTGATGACACATTAGATGGTATAAATTTTAATAGCTACCCGCAATTTCTTTCTACATTTTCGAGCTATCAGTCATATGCCCCACAAGTGGTTTTATTACACGAAATATTAAAAAACAATGGAAATGATCTTGAGATAAGCAGTTTACAAACCCAGTATGATGCCATTATGACTAATCTTACATTATTGATTACCCAGGAAGTTGGTGAAAATGAAAACGCTTTTAAATATGGAGCAACTTATGATGAATTAAGTACTGAAGATATTGAATATGTGTTAGAAGAGCCAGTGGCAGGGGTGGATCTTACGGGTACTCCCGTGACTTATGAAGCCGGCACCAATTATTACGATGTAAAACTTGATGTACCGTTACTTGACCCATTACGGATTGTTTTTAAATTGGGATGGCGGCCTATATTACCTAAGGATCAGATCATGGGTATAAGTCGTATGCAGTATAATGACAATGTTTTGGCTGCCGCGGCCAAGGACGCCGGAGAACCCATTCCAACGCCAACAAATAGAGCATTTTATTTAGATCCATTAACTTATGGAGGATCTTATGTCAACCCTCCCATCTATATGGCCCCAAGCCAAAGCACAGGTTGGCTTGGGTTTGTTGAAGTTATGTTCCCCGAGATGAGTCCATGTAAGCCATACACTACCGATTTAATTGATTTCAAAGATATTCAAGATAAGATTGATGATGCATATCCCCTTATCCCAGAGGATGAGCGTCTAAGGGATGACCCCGATTGTGCGGTTGAGTTACCTTATAATAGAATTTTAAACAGAGCAGACGTGGCAGGATTAGAGGGACTCATTAGTGCTGCTATTAGAATTTATGTAAGTACAAACTTTATAAAATCAATAGCCACTTTTACAAAATTCAATCCCAGTTTCCCGGAAGTGTTTAGTTCTCTTTATGCGCAATATATTATTGAAGATATGGAAGCTAGTTTTAAAGGCGCTCAAAAAGCTTTTTGGGAATTTTTCAATCCTTTTAAAAATAGTAAGTTTTGGTATGGTTTTTTAGAACAAACTGTACAACTCTATGGAAGAAAAGTTGATGACGGCTCCATTACAGACCCCCCCGAAGATGTTCTTGACGCAATGGGGCGTTTAAACAGTATGCAACAAGGATATGCTTATCCCGATCAAGCAGAACTAAATGAAGAAAAAGGTAACATGGCTGGCCTTTTTGAGAGTTTAAAAAAATATCGTATAGATAAAAATTATGAAGCCATTCAAAAAACTGAAGAAGATGCGAAGTTAATTTTCAAAGAACTCGTCAAAAATGAATTGAATTTTATGGGCGCCAAACTCATTGAAAATCTTAAAATTGTAGGAATGAGTCCCGCTATTTATGATTTGGATTATTATATTCTCCAATATCTTTCCCAAGGAGGTTCTGGTCTTACACTTAGTGAAGAATTGGTGCGCACATATGTAGACCTTCCAACTGAAGGTGATGAACACTACACTAGTGGAGGAGAATTCGCAGCCTCGGATGGAAGTGAATATGTTGGATATTATCATGTTATAATAGATGCCGAAGGGAATCCGGCGTATATGACAGGGGAATTTGACACTGGCAAAGCATCAGCGCTGGATGACACCTTAACTCCTTTTGCTAACAAAGTTACAGTGAATGTGGGAGATATAGCACCTCTAGATGACACCAGCACGGGCCCCTTCCAAATAACAACTACCACCCCAATACCAGTATTGGATAACGCTGATACCCCAGCCGATGTCCCCTTTCGTATTGAAAAGTATATAAGAATTGGGGAGGCTTACTACGCGCCCGGTAGCACCGATCTCTCGACAGAACTAGCTTCAAAAGATCAAAATAGCAACATCTCAGAAGCATATCCGGGCACTTTAGAACTAGTAACTGATGTCAACGGAGAGACGGTTGGTTTAACTGGAGAACTTGGGGTTAGGTATGGGTTGAGATTTTCGATTGTTCTTTCCAGTGGAACCTATACTGTTACAGAAGTCGAAATCGATTCTTTAGATTTAAAAATTAGTCAAATGGATCCTTTGGAAGGTGATAGTTTGCTTTTGTTGTGTTTGATTAAGATGCTCAAACAAGATGAGAAATTTAAAATGGCAACTCATTACATTTTCCCACTGAATAAACTAACTGCTATGGCCGCCATTTATAATGGAGAAGCTTTTCTTCCTTCTATTGGTGAAAAAGTGGTACCAATTGGGGCCATTAATTCCGATAGTTTAGCTCTTAAGCCTGGCTCTAATGTCAAATATACAATGACCAGTGCCTCCGATGGCACCACTACAGACGTTACGTCTGCAACGAGCGCCGACGAAATCGCTGCTGCAAGTGTCATTACACCCGAGGTTGACGGGATCGATGGCTGGGCCAACAAAGTGGATCGGACTCCGGGCAGTTTGCTCAATCCTCTGGCTGGCATGGGGGTCGTGAGCTATGATCAATGGGATCAAGTTTTATTGCGCAATTCGAAAAGTAAAATAAAAAGAATGTTTAAAAACTATTATAAGTCAAGAGATCTGGATGATGAAGAAGATGAACCAGCAGATAGCGGAGGGATAATTATCACCAACCAACTCAAAGAAAAGTTCCGGCCCAGGCCGGGACAAGATCTACTTCCCTTCTGGAAGAGAAGAATGCTTCGGACAAATCCATTTAATGCTAATGGAGAATTGTGTGAAGAAAAAGATTAAGGAGTATTTACTGAAAGGGATATAATATGAGTTCACTTGCCGTAGCGTTGCCGCTGAAGATAAATTACTCCACCGGGTTTAAAATGGTTACAGGGTTTAAGCCGTTAGTAAAACAAAATTTAAAAATGCTACTTTACACCAACCCTGGGGAAAGAGTGATGGAACCTCGCTTTGGAGTCGGCATTAAAACTTATTTATTTGAAAATTTTGGTGCGGGTGCCACAGCGGAGATTGAGGCCAAAATTAGAGAACAGGTACGCATTTATATGCCTGCTGTTCAAATTCAAGAAATATTTTTTGGCACAACCGATCCCGATAACAACCACTTAGGTTTACAAATAAGATACACCATTCCAGGGGTGGGAGCCTCAGATTTCTTGGAAATAACTAATTAAAAAACGAGGGTTTTTTGATGCCAAATGAACAAAAAAAGATAATACCAATAGACTACACTCATCGCGAGTATGAAAGTATTCGCGAAGATTTAATGCAAATAGCTGAGCGCTTTTATCCAGATACGTTTAAAGACTGGAGTGAGGCGTCTTTCGGTTCCATTATGCTTGATGCTGTAGCGTATGTGGGAGATCAGCTTTCATTTTACTTAGATTATAACGTTAATGAATCTTTTTTAGATACAGCATACCAATATAACAACATTCTGCGCCATGGCCGAGTTCTAGGGTATAAATATACAGGCACTCCTTCAACTTATGGTCAAGTTGCGCTTTTTGCCGTAGTACCTGCGTCTAGTACTGGTCTGGGCCCAGACGGAAACTATACACCTCTTTTAAAAAGAGGCTCTCGCTTTACAGCTACAAATGGCACTAATTTTGTTTTAACAGAGAATGTGGATTTTAGTGACTCCAAAAACCCAGTGGTAGTGGCTACAGTGGATACGAGTACTGGTGCACCCACTTATTATGCGATTAAAGCATATGGAAATGTGGTGTCTGGATATTTTAGTCAAGAGCAAATTAGAGTAGGAGCATATCAAAAATTTTTACAAGTACCATTGGCAACCACAAATGTGGCTGAGATTATAGCAGTAACTGATGCGGAAGGTCACGAATATTTTGAAGTAGATTACTTGGCGCAAGATATGGTACTAAAAGAAATGGGGAATACAAACTTTAAGAGCGATAATGTACCTTCTATTTTAAAACCATTTTTAACATCGAGAAAATTCGTTGTGGAACGAACTCGAGTGGCCTCTTATTTGCAGTTTGGAAGCGGCAAGGCGGGAGAATCGAATGTGGTGGCCGATCCTCAATCGGTTGCTTTGAATGCATTTGGGAAAGCATACGTAACAGATACCACTTTTGATCCCACTCGACTATCAAGAAATGAAAGTCTGGGAATAGTCCCATCGAATACAGTTTTAACAGTAACTTACAGGGTTACAAATGCCACCAATTCTAATGTTGCCGTGTCTGCTTTAAATTCGGTCGGCAACGCTAAGATGGAATTTAAAAATCCTGAATCGCTTACTAGCACCACGATGA